GCATAGAGTGGGTTGTTGGCAACAGACTGCAGTTTAACGGTGTCACCTGCTGATGCCTGCGTAACGGTCAAAACCCAGGCTACCTGCCTGATACCAGACTGCAGGTTATTGACATTCGAGAATATTGCCAGGTCGCCTGGACGAGCGTACCCGGAAGTACCTGCCGTAAGCACTATGGTTATGATGGCAGTACCTTGGCCTGCTGAAACAGAGGATACTGTGGAATCAGCGAAGATATCGTTATTTGTGAAGTAGTTATATAATGGGACTTTTGTTTCCTTTGTTCGACCAATCAACTTCATTATATTAATGAAATACTTATCACGGGTTACGTCAATAAGGTTTGGGTTGATGTCCCTTTGGTCGAGGAACTGGATTGCGGAGACGAATTGTTTGTTTAACGCCCCCTGAGAGAATGCCATTTTGGGTATATTGATTGGTTAGTAAATAGAGGACAGTGGCCCTCGTACCTATTAATTCCAACCAGCTCCACCGGTAACTAAACGACCATTTTTTGCCATTTCGGCGACGGGTTCAAGCGGCGCATTGCCATCTCGAGCAGGAGTACCCTGAGCGGGAGAAGCATTATTTATAGGCGCAAGAGCTCTGCTCGCTCCGATTGCCTGGTGATGCTTCCCGTAATCAGCGAGGAATTTTACTGGATCTCTGGCGATAGCAGCAATAAGAGTCTGTGTACCAATGCGGGGAGTGTCATCCGGATTAAACATAAGCTCATACCACTTTTGGGTATTAATTAACGGAGCCAGCGTTTCTTCTGGGTTGTCGAGCGCATAGTTATACGCTTCCTCTCCTTCTCCAATCACGATCTTCTTTTGCTGAACAATATCTTTGAACTGGGGAGAATTCGTAAGCATACCTGTGTATGCTTCCTGAGCCTCTTTTCCAGCTTTATCTTTTAGCTGATAATCTAGTAATTCCTGTGGTACCTGCGCTTCGGGAGGTGGGCTCAGTAGTAATTCCTGCTGCTTTGCCAGCATCGCCGCTCTCGGCTCACCAGCATCTGCCTTCAGGCGGATCGTACCCAGCTTGCGCTGTTTTTCGTCGTACATATCCGGATCAAGTTTGTATCTGTCGATTACTTCATCCCTGTAAAGTTCCTCGAATTCTTCCGGTGTAAGATTCGAATACTTGGCCTGGAGGTGACGTCTCATCACGTCCTGGTCGCTCATCTTCGAATAATCCATCGTAAGAGCCTCAAAGTAAGGCTTTACGTCTCCCTTTGCTTCATAATGAGAGATCAGGCCAGCGATTTTTGGGTCGATGGTTTTTCTTCCATTAAGAAATTTAACCGCCGCGTCATCAAGGCCAATAGCCTTTAGTACATCGGTAACTGGTTGTTCTTTTAAAATGTCCTGCCAACTGAGTGTTTGTGCTGCTGGTGCTGGGGGCTGATTCGCCTGAGCGGGGGATGCCTGCTGAGTTGGGGGTGTCTGTGCTTGTGGAGCTGCCGGGGCTGCTTGCGCTGCTGGCGTGGCGGACGTCTCGTTCGCGGGGGCTGCTGGCGCACCGCTGGTCGGTGGCTCTAACTTTATATCCTGACCGGAGAAAGTTCCTCCGGGTTCTACAAGTACTGCTGATTTGGCCATTGCCGCAACAATAGAGTTGTCGGTTGTAAGTGCTGCTGGAGCTACATCTTCTGGCGCTCTGAATAGCCTGTAATTAAATGACATAATTCAATGGGTTAGGTAAAGTTGAATAATTCGCGCGTCACTACCAAAATTATTTTCGCAAAAGGCGATCGTGGGACCGGCTCGCTGTCGCTCGCCATATATCCTATGCAGGAATAACTTCCATTATCGTTCATCAAAATAGCAGGTTTACCATAACGTAATTTTATGTCAAATAGCCGCTACAATATTTATTTTTGGCCCACGCTTCTGTTTTGCTGACGCGATGTAACTTGGGGAGGAAATGCAGATAGCCTTCGAGTCATTAGTGAAAGACCCCACAATAGCTAATCGCTTACCAATGGAGGGGCTAATATACCTTAAAGTGATAAAGGATTATATCATTGGAAGGCTAATGCCATTGAAAGATGAGATTGACTCTGAAGAGGGAAAATCTGAATGCGGGATTATGGTACGCTTTCCGGTAGGCTTAGGATTCGCCGGCTACTCTGCCGGTTTGCGGAAGAAGATGCTCGACAGCTTTAGCAATGCCGCTATAGATCTGCAAATCCTTTGGGATAAACTCGATATTGAGATCAAGAGGCTGCTGAATTGAAAATAAACGTTTAAATTTATCAACTGTTTTAGGATCGTAGACTTGATTCATAAGCTCTTGGTATCTGTCACTTTTCGTCGCCTTCGGCTCCGTCTTCCTTCTGAAAAATAAATACCCTACGCTCTTTGCTAATCCTTCGTGGATTTTTTTAAAGTAAAACTTAAAAAATCCACCCCTGTGCCCGGCCAAGCTAAGTGACATAATATAGCGTTATAGTAAACAAATCTAATGTCTATGAACGATAATGGTTCCGCGAAAAAATTTAGGAATAGAATAGTTAAATTTTTTCGCGGGCGTCATTCCTGAATAGCAAGTTAAACTCCGTAATTGATACTTCCAAATCTTTCTCCTACGGTGTCATCGGTGCTGTCTCCGGTTGTGCCTTTGCCTGATTGGCCAACTGCTGCACGCTGACCTTGGCTAGATTATCCAGATGCCCTTTACTTTCCATAGCATCCGCTTTAATTTGAGCAATCCTGACATCCATTTCCTTCATCATTTCCGCCTTACTCTGTGCCGCCTGATCTTTCAACTGTTGCAACTGTATCTCAAACTGCTGCGTCATCTGTACGGTCTGCTGCGATCCCTGAATCTGCTGCTGAGAATTCATCATGGCATTCTGCTGCACCTGTTGCTTATTTTTCTTCACTTTCCAACTCAGATACATCGCAGCCTGTTTGGTATTGTAGGTATTCATTACGACAATGCAATCAGATACGTCGAGTGTCCCATTCATCAGGTCAGGCTGGAATTGCTGTATCAGGAACATGCGCTGATCGTCAGAGGGCTTTTCTTCGAGCATGATACCGAAATTTCTGAGCGCAAGTCCTTTATCAACTTCGATGAATTTCAGTGTGTTACTTCCAAGCGACGGTCCCCAGCCGGATACACCACCTTTCTGCAGTCCCTGTTGGGTACGGATCATAATATCGTTTGCCAGTTGCTGGTAGAGATGTTTCTCTCCAAACTGCATAGGATATAGCGCGTTATTCGTTCCCTGATTCGCTGATTCAATACCTGGCACGAGCATTCTTTCAGGAGGCGTCGTAGCATCCGTTACGTCGTTTAGTCCAACGGTCTGTTTCATTGACATCAATTGGCCTCCCATATCCTGGAACAGCGCTACTAAGTCCTGAAACATAGAATTCTGTATGGGGATAACTGGTTTATAATTGACATTCGTATCGCCCATAATGTCCTTGCTTCGTCCAACTAGCACTCCTGTCTGGAAGAACATATCTAGCAATTCCAGTGCAGTCATTTTTTTGCCGCCTTTGGTGAGCGCGGCTGATTCAAGAGCATCAAGATCAATCCACCAACCACTGGGTATCATTCGGTTTTTCAGATTCTGAATCCTATACCAGTTCATGAGGTACTGATCCATGATCGGCAGTAATCTTTCCATCATAGCCTCTGCTCTCATTTCGTAAAAGTTTGGAGCAAAGAGTTTGATCCCCAATGAGACAGCGCCTTTCTTTGTCGGGTCCGCTGATCGGGACTGATTTTCCATTAGACCGAAATCAAAATAGTAATCTGTTCCTACTACCCAACTAATTTCGTATGCCACTTCAACTCTTTTGGATGGGTACTTTCTCTTCGAATTCTGCGCGGTCGAATAGTTCTTGAACTCAAACTGTGGGTTATCTGTTTTATCTCTCCATTCATTATAGTAATAGTCATTGTAGGATTTCCAGCGTAGCTTCAGCACTTTTACTTTAAATCTGTCGAAGCCCTTGAAGTAGTAACTGGATCTCCCGAGTATCTGCGGATTTCCCCAGCGTCCGGCGACGTCGCTGGCCATCATTTCAAGTTGCTGATCGGTGAATGTCGGTTCGCCGTCTTTGTTGCGAATCATGGCAAGATCAGTAATATCCATATCGACTATCGGTCCCGCATACCTGAGATCTCGGAAGTCGTTAAATCGTGAATAGGATGTGATGAAAGATTCAGGATTAATCTTTTCAGCTTTCGGTTTGTTCGTCGTCTTATCCAGCCATTCAATATATCCACTCACACCAACGTCGAAAAAATCCTCGTACCAACCACGGCGCAAATTGTGTTCGTTATTCTCGTACATGCCGAGTTTGATGGCCTGCTCGGCGTCCTTGCTGCGATTGAATTGTTCTCCGAATTCTAGCCGCATATTCAATTCCTCTTCATCCATCGGTTCACCAGGACGTGCCTGCACCATTGGATGCTGCGCGAGTTGTGGGTTTGTTTTTTGCGCCTGTTCTCTGATCGCCACTCTTGCGCGAAGTGCAGCATACAGCGCATCAGCGTCAGACTTTGCCATCGGGTCGATGGGGGTGGCAACAATATCGTATTCCTGCTGGCACATTCTTGAAATGGCGATATCTCTGATCGTACCAATAGCATGCGGAGGTGTCCAGTTGATATTCAGCCAGGAGAGGTTTGTCTGTTCGTCCACGCCGAACATTTTTTTGAATTTGTTAATTGGAACTTGTCCGAGCGCGTACAGGCGAAGTTCCTCGTATTTGTCAGCAGAGTTGTAGAAGCAAGTTCTTGGCACGAAATACTGGAAATTGTAGTAAGCGGCCTTAGCCCAAGCCAATCCCCACGTACCATCCTTCTTCGCAGGGTCGATGCTATCGAGTGGGAACGTAGATAAACTGGCTTTCTCTGATTCTGATTTTGCTTCGGGTATCATGATGCTACGTGTTGTCTGAAGAAATTAGTTACTTCATTGTTCAAGGATTCGTCTTTTATTTTATATTTTTTCTTGCATGCGATAAGGGCAAATCCTGCTGCCATCGCACAGTCGAATTTAGTAGTTTTTGCCGGATTGAATTCAAGCCAGTCGTCACATAGATCAATAAACAATAACTTATCACAACTTGAATCAATCCATGATTCTGTCAGATCGCATAACTGCGATAGTACTTGTCCCTGACCGTCAGTATATATGCCTGCTTCCTTTTCTCCGGGTAATTTCATACAAAAAGCCCCGCATTTTTTAGTACCGAAATAATCGAGTGGCGCAGTTCCGATATTTATTTCAAATAAAACTTGACACCCATAGTATACACACATCTTCAAAATATCATCATACTGCATTCCTGTTGACGATGCACGATATTTGTACTTACAAACAAAAGCGTCATTATATTCCTTTAACTCTTCCTGAATATTAAATTTCTGATATACGAATGCTGCGCAATCAGACCTACGACTATCCTCACTATCTTTAAACTTATAAGGATCGCATCCCATAGTAAAAGCATGATTATTGTTTGGCGCGAATTGATCACCCGAAACGAGAATGCGATTTGCTTCACTTTCTTTTAGGGTATAGGCAATTTCAAAACGTCCGTTTTTTGACGCTTCCCACCGAACTCCTTTTGCGATGTTACCTGGTTCTATCCACGCGAAATTCCCTTGCTCTGTAATATTATCGTGCCATGAAAGCCAATCACGGCGATTATTTAATTTTTCCGAATCGTACAAACACTTTTCTCCATCAACACGGAATGCTTCAGAAAGCGTGAATGGATTTTTCCTGATGAAAGATGACAACTCGCGTGGCCTTGATTGAAGAGATGCGCGAGTGTTCATATAATAAATCTTCGCTTTTTCTTCGTCTGGTTTACCGTATATATTATAATAAAGAGTTCTGAATGCTGCGAGGAAATACGGATATAGCCCTGATGCTGTTCTTCCGTTTGCATCCAGTTTTCTCCTGTCACTCATTTTTACTAACTGTAAAAATTCGCTGCCCCCAGACTCCATTTCCTCGACTGTTGTTGTGTACAATTGAACCCCCACGTATTCCCCATCTACCTCTGAGCAGAATTGAACAACGCTATGTCTTTTTAAAATTGAAACGTCTTTTAATTTCCCAGCCTCATCAGATACATACCGGTGCAATTCTGGGCCATCGTAAGCACCTTCTTTTCTCGATTCAAAGTTGATAAAAGATTCTAGCGCCTCTTCTTCTTTTTCTGAGATAAGTTTTGGTCTGCCTCTTTTAGATGGATTGAAGAAACGGAGTTCAGTATCTGGGGCCGTACCCTTTGATGTATCATATTTTGGCTTAAAGAAATGTGGAAGTTTTCTCCACGGATCACGCACTGCTTTTAAAAAAACTTCCTTGGCATCTGGATCTGTTTTAGACTGGATGCCTCCATGTTTTGCTGATGTACGTGAAATGTATTCATATATGAATGCGCCAGCCCTAGCCGTCTTCCCTTCTTTTCTTTTTGTTATTTCAATTGTTCCGAGACAATGCGGATCTTCAATACAGTACTGCAGGAAATAAAAAAACTCCATGTTTGGAATACGGAAATCAAAATATTTCCCCTGGAATTTCCACCAGTTAACCACCAACCAATGCAAGCCGGTAATGTATGTCGGAACACCATCGTTGTAGAACCAACAACCGCGCAATCTTCTGCGCCAGTGTGATTCCCTGATTTTTTCACAATCAGGATCTGTGTAATCAGGAACTGTTTGCTGCTTAATTTCTTCGAGTTCTCTTTTTTTATCATACCAATCAGGCAAGTCCTCGCGTTCCCAATATTGATCTTTTGTTTTCGTAGATCTCTTTATGATATCTGTCTTCTCAAGTTTGCCTGTAATAGAATCAATACCATACCCAACCGGTGGCACCCAACAATCCATGGGAACGTTGAACGCATCCATAATCACATATTTCGTCCCACCTTTTATTTCTCCGTACATATTATATCGTTGGGTATAATTTCTTTTTCTTGACTACTTCGTAAAGCTCTTCTCCAAAGAATGCTTTTCTGTAAGTCTCAATTCCTTTAATATCCTTATCAAGCTCACTGGCTACTAGCTGCTTTTTTTGAATTCCTTCAAGCTGCTGCTTGCTGTTGTCCCCGTAAATAGGAGTCATCGTCATTTTAATAGCTTCCCAAAATTTAAACTCAAGCGCTATGAGTATTGCGAATTCCTTTGATTTTCCAAATCTCTTTAAATAATTATACGCAAGCTCGCTGATGAATGGATGAATGTATTCATTAAGTTGATCAATAAGATCGGTGTTATCAATATTTGCAACTTCAATGGCGATAGCACGGCGATGATTGAGATCACTTTCTTCACGAATCAATGGTGAGGCTGGATCGTATAGCAAGATGATATAGCGAAGTAGTTGATCAATAAACTCGTCATCAAGCCACATCGGATCAACGATCTCGTGGAGTTTCGGATACGCCTCCAGCATCGGCTCATCAATCACCGGATTGAACGTCAGGCTACCAAATCTCTTATCTGTATATTCTGTTTGTTTCATTTGAGTGGTACTATTTGTGAGTTAGTCGGCTCATCCGGATTCTCCCAGTCCTTTGGCATGTATTGAATATATTTTTCTTTATCAGCAGGTTTCATCTGCTTATATAATTCAATTTTAGTGTCGGACTTTAAATGCGAGAAGTACCTTTCGTACGGATCCATTTTCCCCTCCTTAATAAACGTAGTAAGCGCCTTGTCACTAATATCGGCCTTTTTCTTCATCTCAGGATCTGCGTCGTCATACTCTCCACCATTAAACAGGAACTCACGGAGATGCTTACGCGCAACCTGTTTTTCAAGATCCGCCTGTGTTTTGCCTTCTGCTTCATGACCCATCTGATCAACATATGCTTTACTGATGGCGTTCTGCGTGTCGGTTCGTTCTGCTGTTACTGGAGCGTGCAAGAGTCCAAAGCCCTGCTCGATACGCTGCTTTGGCGTTGGATTGGTGTATGGCTGACTCTTAAATGAGAATGGGACCATTGTTTTTGCCTCGTATTCGAGTCGTTCGAGTCCACGCATATACATAGGATCTTTTGGGTTCGCTATCTGCACGCCGTAAAAATCTTTATTCTGATACAGTTCAACAGCGTCGTTCACTATCGGACTGGTCTTGTGCATGAGCGTTTCCACTGGCTTATTCCCATAACTTATATAATCCTTCATATACGATGGCAGCGTAACTCTGTGGTCCGTTCCATCCGGATTTTTCGTTCCGTCTTTTGGGTAGAAGTAGTCTTCCAGGGAGTCCGGCGCTTGTCCGGTATTCATATAATGATACGCCGCGCCAAAGAAACCGACGGTGAGTGGAAGTGCCAGCATGTAGGCCGTGCGTTGAGTGATACCTTCGCCCTTCACCAGTCTCGATGCGGATAGTGGAATCTCCGCAGCCCCTTTTACTGCAGATCTGATTGTACCGCCAGTCCAACCTGCAGACCTGATAGCCATAAATGCAAGGTCTTTGTATGATTTATTCATGAATACATTATCATACACAACCTGACCGAGCCTGTCATCCATGGAATCCCAGATTTTCTCTTTTGCACTTTGTAGTTCCTCCGGAGTCATATTCGGACGTGCCTCTATTTCAGACTTCAACGATCTGAGGTAGCCACCAACCTTCAGCGCCGGTACCCACCGTTCCATGAGTGGCTTATTTATGGCTTCCGGCAGATACATAGCGCTATTGCCGAGGAACGGAAGGATCTGGCGTGCATCTTTATTGGCAAGCATCTGGCCCCAGGCCTTCTTCATATTATATTGCGCGTCGAGAGTATACATGCGCTGTTTCCCAACACGCGCATTTGCATCAATCAAACTCTGAACATCGTCGGTCATCTTGCCGGAGTTGTAGTCCTTGACGGCTTTGAAGCCCTTATAGAGAGACTCGACTGTTGTTGGGATGAAGGAGGCTGACTTCGCCAGTTCTCCGATTCCACCGAGGATGTTTCCGTGACTCAATTTCTGCAGCCCGATACTCGTTCCTGTCACAGCATTATCAATAGCTGTGGTAACAAAGTGGAATCCTCCGACGCCAAGCTGGAAAGTATTTTTTATGTTGTTGTATGTTTGAATCACTGTCTTTGCCGGGCCACGGAGGCCGGGGCTTTGGTAGTCGTTGATCAGCTTCGCTACTTCCGGAGGCATGTAATATGCGCCTTTGGCCATCTCGGGATCGCCAGTTTTCGGATCGAGGTAGAGACTCATACGCTGAAACAATGGGTCTTTTATCGTCTGCCATCCATTTGGAATATCGCCTTTACCGATGCTATACTGGAGCAATCCTTTATCCTTCATATCAGACAAAATATCGTGCGCGGTCTTAAATTTGTAGGCATTCGCTTCTGCCAGACGTACCATTTCTTCTGGGTTGTACGTGATCGGTTTGTAGCCTTTGCGCAGACCATCCAGAATAGTATCGAAGAATTTCTGCTTGAGGAAACTCTTACTGCCTTCCAATGGCGATTTACTCACAGCGTCGGCAAAGAAATTCCTTACCTGATCTGGTTTCTTCCAAAAGCCGGGAAAATAATCTTCAAGGTATGACGCTTTCGGAGCCACAGACTGAATCATGTCGAAACTCGCATCGAAGCGTTTTCTATATGCTTCTGCGGCAGCCTGCACTTCCATTGGTTGATTTTTCAGGAGTCCCGGTTTCTGCATCATAAGCTGAAATGCCAGTTGCTGCTCCCGACTTTTCTTATTCCACATATCTCTTAGGTCATTACTGGCCTTGTAGATTGCATTCAGATCGTGCTCTTCCTGTCCTTTGTTCGTCCTGATAATTGACTTTACATCAGTCACTTCATCTTGGCGTCCACCGAACCAACGCGAGAGTTTGTTCATCGTGCTCGGTGTATCCGCTGGCATTTTTGGCGCTAAGGGGTCGCGTTTGCTCTGAGCGTAAGTTTGCTTGCCGATTTCAAGTGCGCGTTTGACCATGGCTTCAGGATCGTCTCCGGCACCAAGCGTTTCACGGTGATCGTTGATAAGTTGGTTGATAGTTGGCCGATCCAATCCAGAATGCTTTTCAAGGATATCCCCCAGCTCTCCATCGCTCATGCTATCCGGCGCCCGCTTTATAAAATTTGCCGCTGCCTGTTCTTCAGGATTTAGGCCGGCTGCGAGCGCAAGTGCGTCGCCCTTCGTCCCAGCGGCTTTAACCGTTCCTTCAGTAAGTTGCATCAAATGGTCAGCCATATCGGTTGCCGATATACGGCCTTTGACATTTTGCAGAGCGTCATATTTGCGATTGAAAAACCGCACAATGGATTTAACCACCCGCTGCAGCATATTCTCTTTTGGCGCGTCAGGAGCTTTCATGTCTTCCAGCATTGATCGGAACTTCGGATTAGAGAATACTTCCGCAATTACCTCATGCTCATTACTGGCTCCATATTTTTCTGCAGGGATAACGCCGCGTTCTACCAAAGCCGGGATCATTACATCCCCTGTATTGCCAACAGGTAGCTTCATAGCTTTTCGAATATCGTTGAGTAGCCCTGACACCTCTTGTTTGAACGCCGGGTTTGTCTCGATCTCTGTCCTAGTTGCTTGGTGCAATAACTCATGGACAATCGTTTGGTGCGCGTCATCCATGGAACGATGGGCTGCAAAATCAACCTGGATGCGCCCGTCAGGATGAGCAAGGCCCAGTGCTGCTGCACCTGAGCGTGGATCCTTTAATCCTTCTACATTCTCTATACTGATATTTTTCTTGCCGCGCAGTATTGGTTCAAGGAAATCTGCTGCGCGTTTAAGATCTGGAGTCTCAGTGCGAATAGTTTCTAATGCCCGCCCAGGGTCTGAATATGCTTTTGGTGTAACCGCCGCGCTCTCCCCCTGCTCCCCCAGCTTCGCCTTCGGATACTTATCCAGCACAGATTCACCACTCTTCAGAATATCCTTCTTCGCAACCGGGTACTTCGTCCCATCCTTAGCCTCAATCCATACGCGGTTGCCTTCGTCGGTGATGACTTTTCCTTTCACTCGACCGCCGGCAAATGCGGCTTCGACTTCCTTCTCAAACTCTATATGAGCTTTGTCTGCGGCGCCTGTATCGGCGGATACTCTGGCGCCTCCTGTTTCGGGTTCTGCTCCAGCGGTTTTCCCTTCGACAGACGCACGAGCGCTCCCCTCATTATCCGTTTTTTCGTTGGCGCGTCGTACTTTTCCATTAGCTTCATCATGTCCTGGTTGCCGCTGATCGCGTGGCTGAACACCGCTGCGGGATGTGATTTCATCGGTTATAGCTTTTTTGATTTCTGAATCGGGAATTTTTCCGGCCTTCACCGCGCTGGCCGTTGCTTCTTCTTCTGGTGTGGAATGCAGCGTCGCTGGCTCTGGCGTCTTTGATGCGAGGTAGTCCTTGGCTGCGGTTTCGTCCCACTTACCGCCATTTTTCTGGTATGCATCCCAGATAGCCATGTTGTTAGAGTGATTGATTAACATAGCGTCCGGATCGTCAACATTCTGGCGCGCCTGGATAACGCGGTCTTTGTATTGGTTGAAGCTCTCGCCCAGCGTCTTCCCATTATGCTCGGTAGCGTCCGGATGCTCGACGAAATACTTTTGTTCAGGCTTAAATTCAGCGTCTTTCATGCCACCGAACTTACCGAGATCCCAAGATCGCAACTCCGGCCTTGTTTCAACAGGTATCTTACCATCGGCAACAATATCTGCCGTTTCTTTTGAACGAGGGAGGTCAGAGGAAATTATTTTGGTGGGCGCATGATCGGCTTGGACCTGATCACGCAACGCTGCGGCATCCTTCTTACCAAGGTCACTGAGGCCGAGCTTGTTCTGTCCTGATACAATCTGCTGCTCGTCGTGTTCGGTATTGGCGTGTCTCGCCTCAAGTACATCAGCACCTGGTTCAGCCGCTGCCGGTGCTGCCGGTTCATGGCCTTTAATACCAATCTGGCGGTAAATATCCTGCAGCGAATCGAGTGTTTTATGCTGGAATTCACGAACGGCCTGCCTGTCTGCATCTTCTACTGACAGCCCGTTCTTCTGATGGCGCGCGGACTCATCGAGCAGATACTTCTGTTCGTCAGCCCCGAGTGGGCTCTTACCTGCACATGGGCCTAATCCTGGCATATAAGAAAGGCATTTAACATTTGATGTATAGCTTCATAATCGTCGTCTAAATGATTTTCGTGTTTTCTGACACCATCCCCCGACTGACTTACTGGTGGAGGCGGGGATGATGGAATAAATTGTGTACCACCTGCAAATCCAAGATTCATTAACCATAATAACATACATTATGCGGCTATTTCTTCCCATAAAATAGAACTTGCTGCACTGATCGCTACTGGTGGATTAGTAGTACATAACAAGGCTATCACACCACCAGGAGGCACTACAAAACCGCCATCAATATTATCCAAAAATGATGGCATCGTTGGTATCAAACCTGCTGCTGTCTGCAGAGTTGATAGGTTGGATACAAGACCCCCTAATGCGGCAGCTTCTTGAACAGTTAAGTTACCTGACAAACCTGTCAAAGCTGTGCCAGCAAAACCTTTAGCTACTGAACCAGAGGTAGCAAGTGAAAATCTGTTCAAAGGAGTGATGCCGGTAGTGATCGCATTCTGTCCGGTAGATGTACACCATACTAAAGCACCTGCACCTGTAACCTGTAGTGCGGTATTGATAATCTGTACTCTTACCTGAAGAATAACACAGTTTTTGCCACTACCCAAAGGATTCCATATTCCGATAATCGGTGTAGCTGTTGCTCCTAAAGTACCAGTAGAAAACGTAGCGTTGGATATAGACGTAATCGTCATACCAGAGGAAAAGAGAGCATTTCTAATAGCTGGCTCTAAAAACCGACCATGACCATCCGCTACAATTATAGCTCCTGTTTTATCACTTCGAGCTGGGTTTACCGCTCCATCTGAGGATATGATGAGGCCGGTTCTTACTTCTGATAACATTGTTTTTTATTTTATGGTTAATGAATTATCTGATTTCTACCCCGTATCTGCTCCCAGAATAAGGTTCGTTTATAAACATTTGTACTAAAGTCTGTTTCTGAATTTCTATTAGCATTAATTCCTGGTTGCGCCTTTGCTCATCATCCCATTTTATTCTAAGTTTTCCACTAGCCGTAACCGTTAGATTTGACTGGCTTCCTTCTGTATAATTTGTATCTGAATCTACGACTACTGCTGTATCACTTACGGGTTGGGTAGCTGGGAAATTCCCTACTGTTACAGGGATGGAACTTTGGTTACTTGCTATTACAACGGGCGTACTTGCTGCCATTGCTGCCTGTCCTTGGCTTGGAATTTTATCTGTATCTGCTTTGATAGCTGCAAGATTTCCACCAGCTTCATTTGCATAGTTGGTAATCGCTGCTGGCGGTGTTAGTGCCGCCTGCTGAATAGCAGTCAATACCACTGGCATAGAAGCTGCTGCTAGTGCCTGTCCCTGTGAGGGGATCTTGTCAGTATCCGACTTTATTGCGGCTAAATTACCACCCGTTTCCTGTGCCGCGTTAGCTGGCAATGGCAATGATGCTGCTGTGATTGCTATACTTCCTGTTATTGAATCTACAATGACATGGCCTATTACATTTGTTCCGGCTGGAAGTGCATTGGTAATGGATGTTATGACTCCTGAATCGACAACGACATGAAGATTCGATCCTGTTGCTTGCTGAACGGTAAGAGTTCCACTAACCGGCTGCGTTCCAGGAAAATTACTTACTGCTACCGAAAGAAGACTCTGAAGTTGAGTTAAAATAGCAGCAAGTCCCGCTATCTCTGTTGCTTGATTTGCTGAAGTAGCCGGTGACGAAATTAATTTAGCAAGTATGGCAGCAAGATTTCCTCCCGTCTCTTGTGCAGCATTAGCCGGTAATGGTAAAGCAGCGGCAGAAACAGGCGAAGTAACACCACTTGGATCAACAGGTAACGGTGTTCCCGGCGTTACTCTGGTCATAGTTCCATCCGCACCGAACACTACTTTAGTATTCTGAACTTTAGCAGTACCAAGATCGTCTGTTGAAATCACATCCCCAGTACTCGTCGGCGCGTTTAACTGCGTATTATCACTCATTATTTTCCTTTAGCTTTCGTTTTAAAATTACCGTATTTATCTTTTTCAGTATAGAATTCCCATTCTGTAGCCTTTGAGAGATTCACAATTGGCGCCGCTGCAGCCTGTTGCGGTCGACTGAGCAAAGCCTGCATAAATTCGTTGTTCTTTGCAATCGCGGCCAACGTCAGTTTGAGTAGTTCGTGATATCTTGAATCATCCTGCTTCTCAGGCTTGCGTCCCATCAGATCCAGGATTGCCTTATTCTGTTTCGCTATCTCAGCGATGAGCGGCGAAAGGTCGATAGTTTGCCGCATGCCGGCTACGAGTTTCGTTATCCCAGTCACTATCGCGCTTCCAAGATCTTTATCGTAGAATACAGGCGTCGGCGCTTCTGGCTTATCCACCAGTTTCTCCAGATTATCATTCAATGTTTCAATCAAATCTGCCAGCGACCCTACAGCATACTGACTCCTGAGTCCTGAAAGCTCCGCCCGAAGGTCTTCGATCTCCATGATCTCGTCAACTCCGGTATGTTTTCCTTTTACAAGCATCTCAAATCGTGGTTACAAGCATCCGAGTATTTTATCGAGTATTTTATACTGCCGCTTCAGGTCTATATGCACCCGGCGAGCAGGCGCCTGCTCGGTCGTTTCCTCTCCGGTCTTTGGATCCACGGAAGCCACATCAACCTGGGCGTTCCTGGACTCCTTCGGAATATCCTGACGCATGATCCTATCCACTTCGTCCGGCGTTCGGAAGTTTAATATCCGTCCGTCGCCTGGCTCGCCGGTGGCTGTGGCATTGGCGTTAGTGGCTTCTGCGGCTTGCGGCCCTTCTTTTTCTTTCCCGCCAGCATTGCTGGGTTCACCATTCCTGTCTGAAAGTTTGGTGCTGCTTTGGCTTGTGGTTGTGGCTTGTTCATTGCTTATGGTTTTTTCGGTGTTTTGTGCTCCGGCATTTTCTTGAACGATTTGCCCTCTACCTTCTGTTCCGCTGCCCACCTCTTGGCCAGCGCCGGGTTCTTTAGAAACAGATACCGCATCTGGGCTTTGCTTTGGAACGGCATTTTGTGTAGTTTTAGGTTCGGCCTCATCGGCTTTTTGTTGTTCACGTACTTTTGCAGGGATAGCCTGTATGTCTGTGTCAATATTTGCTATTTTTTCTTTAATGGCTTCGTGATATGGTTCAGCGGACGTTTCGAGTTGCTTCTGGAGGACGGCGCGCTTATCGAGTTTATCCTGAATCTGAACACGCGCTTCAGGGTCTTTAACGGACGGTGGAATCGCCGCGTCTTTCGCTTTATGATCAGCAATAGCCTTTGTAATGTCCATGGCTTTATCTGGCGTGATGCTGCCGTCCTGTACCATAGATCCAAGCTCGCTATTAATTGCTTCGGTCGGCACCTGGGTTAGTGCTTGCTTTACAACATTCAAACCATGGCCTGAAATAATTTCCTTAGGAGCATGAATCATCAGGCCGAGCGCGACTGGCATAACTCCACCCATTTCGCCAGCTTCGAGCATGTTGTCTGTAGTATTCTTACCTTCATTTATATTCTCCTGACCTTGCACGCCAGCAGACAATGCGCCCATAGCCGTTCCTTCTTTGAGCGCGTTCTTACCGAACTTACCCATATTATTAATAGCTGTCCCAAGTACTTTCTTTACGCCAGGCTGATTAAACGCCTCATAACCTTCATCTCCCATTCCGAGTCTTGCGCCTGCTGCTGTCATAGCTGCATTTTGCACAACACTCAGTTCTGCATCTTTCTCGGCTATCGGACGCGCGTATGCCAAGGCCTGATCATCGCTCATACCTTTTTGCTTCGCATCAGCATATACACGTACCATACTGTCGTGGTAATTACGTTTGTAGTATTCGCTCGATGTTGCTAGTGCTGCTGCGGCAGGAGCGAGTTCAGGGTTTCCGGTAGCTGTTGCAGCAGCGCCTGCTATAATCATTTTAGATGTCGGGATTGCTTCAGAACCAATACCTGATGTGAGTGTACCCCAGTTATATGGTTTCGGCTGAGGCTCATCGGGATCTTTTTTTGCTACCTGATTGTTGAGATAGGTCTTTACGTCAGCATCAGGGCTGTTGGTGAGCGTATCATACCCAGCCATAGACTGTTTTCTCTGGTTCCATCCGTAAGCGATTGACTCAAGTGGGTCGAGAGGTTTTGTGAGTGCGCCAGTATGTACGTTGTACATTAGGTCGCCTTTCTTAATCGCGGCTGCGTTAGCGAGTTGCTTCTGCCTGTCACCATCACTCTGGCGATCCTTGAGGTATGTTGCGGCATTGAGATCGCCTTGCTGCGTTGGATCAAGATGCCCGATAGCAGCAATCGTTTCTCTCGTTGGGTCAGGATTATCTTGGCGGTATTGATCACGCATGGTTTGGGCCGTCTGATGCAGCATTGGTGGTGCAAGTACCTGACGAGCGGTTGCGTCCTGGCCCTGAAGTTGTTGTTGGCGCGAATTGTAAAACGCCATATCGTGCGCTTGCTTATTAAGGTAGTCGATAGCTTTATCTCCGGCTGGTGACGCATAGGCGGAATTTAGTGTATTTGTGGCGTCTTTAATTGCTGCCTGGTGTGCTGTAGGTTGTGCAAACAACTCCGGAAACAACCCCTGCAGCTTCTTCGGTGAATTCCCCTGTTCAAGCCCATGCGCATATCCGAATACAGCGTCAGCGGTCTTTTCGTCTTTCACGGCAGGAAATGCCTTCATCACGTCCGCTGAGGACGCTTGCGGATTCTTATTCAGGAAATCCATTATCGCTGCTAAGTCTTTCTCATCCATTGTATTATCTTATGCCACCAATTCATTTTAGGTCTGTATAGCTCTGGAAACATGGTTCGAAGATCAACCAGACTCAGTCCTTCATTCTTGAGTGCCATTATATGAGCGTATGCTGCATCCAAAACATCCTCACTGCCTCGTAACTCTGGGAACCTGCGAAATAGTTCCTTTGACTGCGCTTCAGGATTCACTTCCAGAAAATGCTCCAGATAATCAAGCCATTGCGGATATGGTATCGTCTGAGGGGTCATCATTTTGCTCCCAGTTGTTGCGGTGAAGGAACGCCAAGACTACCGCCTCCCATCCTATCATTCAGCACCTGCGACCCACGTTGTTGCCATGTCGGAGGAGGCTTAGGCTGGAATCCACCGAACGCACCATTCTTATAGCCATATTTATCGAGTAACCCTCTCAGCTCCGAAGGACTCATCCCATTGTAAACTCCGATCTGTCTGAGAAATTGTCCCATCTGAGCCTGCGGAATCACCTGCTGTTTTCCGCCTTTCTTTACTATCAAATCGCCGGTATTGGTATCAAACTTAGCGTCGTCAACCACGTCTGATGCTTTCGGCCCAACCTTAATTTCGCCTTTAGCGATATATGGCAAAATGCCGACCTGCCCTTTACCATCAACCGGTGTTGTGCCGGAGACAATCTTTAGGATCGAATCAATTGGACGTTCTTTAGGTGCATCTCCGCCAGTTGGTTCGTAATCTTCGGGGTGCAATTGCCTATCTCTTCTTTCGGCATTCAGTCTTGCAGTAGTTGATGCTGATGATTTATTCGCGCTGAGATTTATCTGCTCCTGGTCCGTCTCCTGCTGTTGTTCAGGACTCGTCCCGGTTTTTTCTACCTTCTTATAATACGTGTTGTTGCGGGACTGCAGTTCGTCATACAAATGCTGCTTCATATAAAGCTGCGCCTTTGGGTCGCGGTAGTCAACGCCTGGCATATCTTTTTGCTGCTGGGCACGCAGGGCGTAGGCCACCTCTGGGTTGTCACCCAAAATCTGGTTGTATACCTCATCGGTCACCCCGCGCCCGATAACTGGCGCTTGACCTGTAACAGGATCCGCATCACCATGAATATTCTGAAACTTCGGTACCATACCAGTCGGTACACCCTGATTATCAGTCTTTGGAGTTCCATCGTCATTCTTATCCCAGTCCATATAGTATGGGCGCTTCACATCGAACTGGTTCACCTGCGGCTTTCCCTTCGGCGTTAACTGAGTCGTAATATTTTCACTACCCTGTTGCTGTGGCAATCCCTTGATGTAATCGTCAAGGCCTTTGAAATTTGCGATGTCAGGGTGTGCATCGAGCGCCTCTTTGGTCCAGTCTGTAGTCGGATCAATCTTGCTGACATCCTTCAATGTCCCGGCCCCTGTCTTTGGATCAATATCATAGAACGCCTGTTTTTTCGCTTCCATAGCGAGGCGTTCAGAATCAATGCCTTTATTGTTTTTCATCCGGGCTACGCTCTGATCAATCTCGTTGCCGATGAACTTACTCTTCGCCCGGTATTGGTTCAGGTTTGACAGGTCGCCCGAGATGCCGTTCATTATATCCGGCACATGCGAACCAGACTGAGCCATACTGTACGCCTTGGTTTGAATCTGACCAAGTTGACGCTGTATCTCAGGATCTTCGTCCGTACCAGACAGGTAATTCTTATCATTCAGCATCCTCTCCATAAACTCTCCAGTCTGCTGGCGGCGGTTTTCTTCCCGCTGTTGAGCCTGGAAGGCCTCGCGCTGGCGCAGCATTTTATTCTGCTGCGCTATAGATATAGCTTGGCTGAAGCCACTGAAATTCAGCGGCCCTGGCACTCCTATTCCTGATAAAATCGGTTCTGGCATATCTACTATCCTCCTTTATTTTGCTGCGGCCGCGCCACCACCTCCCATGCTTCCTCCCATACTTCCGATCATACCGCCGAGGTTTGTCACATTCTGCCACTCGCTCTGCTTCATCTGCGCTCCGCCAAGTAAGATATTCACACTGTCTTGCCACTTACGCACACGGTCGGCATATGCTTTGTCTTCTTCACCTGTCATGGCGCCTTGGGCGGTATTAAGATTGTTTAACCTATTATAATAATCCTGCCGCTGCTGCACGCCAAGATTCTGAAAATTCTGATTTGTATTGCCCTGCATGCCGGCTTTTGCAGCCAGCGCCTGAGAGCTGTTAGTAGCTGTTGAATTGATATTGTAGTCGGCATTAGCCTGATTGCCATAGATATTGCGTTCAATCTGCGTCTGGCCTGGCATCTGGGCATTGAGCAGGTTCTGTGCAAGTTTATAACGCCCTTGCGCCTCTGGGCTGATCTCGTACGAGGGATCCTGATTGCCCAAGTTTGATAGCGCATGGCGCGCCTTATCCATATCCAAATTACCCCCGATAGTGCCTATCGTTCCGAGGGCCATGCCTGCTATGCCTGCTACCGCTGCCATATTATACTTTTTTGTGCCAAACTCCCACGCTGATACCGTCCACCGTAGATTTGGCTATTTGTTTAAATCCGTTTTTCTCCAAAATTCGCTTTGAGTGCACATTCCAATCGGCTACTATCGCTTCCAGTGTCCTTATCTCGCTGATCCCGCGAGCCACATCCACCAGCAACCCAACCATTTCCGACGTGTATCCCTGATACTCGAACCCATTAACAACCTGATATCCGATCTCCACTGTTCCCTTCACTGGTTCGCCCTTAAAATAAGCCTCGCACACAATCAGTTCGCGTACATGATCAATCCCCAGCCAGAACGTGTAATAGATAGGGTTCGGCCCAAGCACTCCAGGTATCATAATCGAATCTATATACGCCCTTTCGGATTGCGTTGTAATCCTCTCTTTTATATACTCAAAGAACTGTACAGGAGCAAGTTGGATGGCTGTCAGCCTACCGGTCTTTGTCGTTGATCCCGATCCCATACGTATAATTTTTACTCACCTTTATCTGCTCACTCGTAAAATGCTTCACAATTCCGCTTTCCATCAGTATCACAGTGAAACAATCATTCTCAAACATCTTCCCGTCTGTCACATACCACACATATCCTTGCCCAAGTGGCGTTTCAACCAACACCGGCTTTTCAAACTCGTGTATCATTATTCAAACTATTAACTATATCCTGTATCTCCTGCTGCGTACATACAATTTTCTCTGCCGGCCTTTCCTTATATATAACTTCCATTTTAGTACCACATACTCTGATCATATACACGTCATTCAAATGAATAAGTCTTTCCCGCCAGACGATATCGCCCGAAACCGGAACTCCTTGCGCGTTTGTATAGACCGTTAGCGCCATTATATTACCCGTTGCGCCATCGCTGGCATTACGCATATACCTGTCCTTTACTCAGGTTGTATGTTAAATTACAAAACTTTATCTGTACCAGACCAAAAGAGGCGTCGAACTGCATGTAAGTCTGCATCGTAGTCCCTCGTATTTTGTCACCTCCGAACATCGCTCCGTTATAATCTCCGGCATACTTCAGGGTCAACCTATCGCGCAAAATCGGCGCATACCAGATTCCTTCCGTCTCAGTCCACTGCAGCGGGATGCTGCTCTGCACAGTAGGGAATTCCGTAGCAAAATGCGTGAATACCGGTTCCATATTCGCCTGCAGGACAGCGTTGTTGTATTCCTTCGGACTGTTAGGAGCGGCGTTAGAGTAAAAACAGATATCAGGAAACACTTCTGTACCGAAAATATTCCCGAAGCTGGTAGTGGAATTGCACAGATAGATGTTTCCTTGGTAGAACGCGTACAGATTGTCTTCCATGTATGCGTACTGCTCCGCTGGCATCCTATAAGAACCTGTCCATTTATTCGGATTAGCGGAAATCTTATACACCGCACTCTTCGCCTGCCCATCCCAGAAATCCCCTGGATACGGCACTCCGGGGTAGTCAACGAGGTAGCCCATGGGCGGCGTGGCAAGGACACGCGGGACAGATACCAGAAGCTCACCATGGTGTGGGTCTATACCAGAGAACACGTACGGCCTTGAACCGAGTGCTTCGATCTGCGCCGGCGTCATCGAATTATACTGCTGCGTAAACAACTTCCAATACCTCGTCATCTTGTAGTTGCTGATTGGGAACAACCCACTATCAGAATACTGAATATACTTCCCATTTAGCGCGTCGTACCAATATACGTTTCCACGGAACTCTACCACCGACTCAGGATTCAGCGTCCCGTAACTTCCCTTTAGGTTATTAATATAGCCAACCACGCTGGAACTTTGTGTAATAAGTGTTTCCCCGGTCGTTGTTATGATGACATTTTCATTAAGATAAAGTGATGCTGTTTCACCACCACTGCAGATCGCCAGCATGATACTCCCTGTGAACTGTATTTTATTAGTCAGTACCAGTTTCATGATCGTACCATAATCAGGAGACAAATCGAATGTATTGAACAAATCGAACGTAGATAATCCGTTAATTTTAGATCCCAGGATAAACGTATTCGAATACGCACCAGATGCTGTTTGATTTACCTGGCCGATAGTATCAACGAAATTCGGACGTCCGGCATTTGTAAACCAGTTCAGGTAAAACGTATCGTTTGGGTTCATGTTCTCAGCGCCATAATTTTCACCAGCCGATGGGAATGCGAGAGTTGTATTATTTCGGTTCATTATATATACGTCTCCGGCGAAAGTTCCGGCGATAACACTGTAGGCGCGGGTACTCAGTCCTGGGTTAGTAACCGGAAATAACTGCCCTACTTCAAAGTATGGTTCATCCGGTATCGCTTGATATGGGGTATATATTTCGAACAAACTAGGTACGCCGTTATATGGCGTTGTTCCGCCAACGGTTCCCACATCGGCAAGTTGGCAAATAATAAACTGATTATCCTGGCCTATAATGGAGAGGCGAAACTCAGACTTCGGTGTAGTTGCGCCTACAGGATTTGGGAAATATAGTTTGCATATATCTCCTTTTGCAAATACGTACCCCTGCCCGAAGCTGTCCAAGGCGCTTATGTCCACAGCAACACCGGCAAGCGTCGGTGCATATGTGGTGGTAGAAAACGTTGTTAGCCCGCTAGATGGATCAATAGCAGCATACCAGATAAACTGCGCCTGTGCCTGCAGGAAAAATCGCGTGCGAAGGCAGTTACTCAAATCAACAGAATAGTAGTACGCCCATGGTGGAATTTCGGCCAGTGCTGCCGCATTACTCAGCGTCCAGTCGATGCCGACGGTATAGGATAGCTGATTGTACGTCCGGTCAGCTATATATGTTTTCAATCCCGGATTGGTAACAACGCCGCATTTTCTTCCGTAATAGTCGTAAAAAGTCACTGCTGCCTGGTAAGAAGCATCTGTCTTAAACACCGTGCTTCCGATTACTGCCGGTGGTATCGGTCCTCCCGTGATAGTGGTAGTTGCAGATTGATTGACGAAACCTAGTATCGAGTTTGTGCACCCAGGCTGAAAATGATTCATAACATCGAAGAGCCCTGCACCAACAAATGTCAGTCCCGTCCATGCGTATGATCCTGGGAATGGTGGAATTCCAGCGCCAGATCCGGCGTAATAATAACCGCGTGTCGTTGGATCCGGAAGGTTTGTGATATCCAAAAGGTAGTACGACTGCGTACCTGACGATACGCCTGCGCATACGGAGTTGAATGTAAATAAAAACCAGCGTCCTGTGAGGATATTACTCGCTGTTTGATTATTTGGCGTGACTGCTAAGGAGGTGACCTGCGGCGAATCATAACCAAGTGTCACATCAGCCATGAATCCGCGATTCTTAGCGGCCTCTACTGTTCCTGCAAGCAATGGCACATTGTCATACGGCTTTATTGAATACGCTGAATCAAGCGCGATGCCCACCTTGTCATTATAAAAGGAGTACATGAGCGGAGTCGTACCCGCGTTATGCGCAGCGATAGCTGCGGCGTCCGCAGGAACGGATGTCTGCCATGAGTTGATGATGAAGTATACGCCAGAAATGAGGTACCGTGCCACCAGGTCGATCTGCACAACATCCTGTTGAATTTTTTCCTGTAGCGGAATGCTGACGTCGATACGGTTAAAAGTGTCTGTCAGGCTATTGAAGTTGCTGAGAGCAGAGAGTGCCGATAGGGTGCCTGTTTCGAAGTCTCTATATACATACCGGTAGCAGAATTGAAAGGCTTCCGGCGCAATAAAATTGGTAGTTATCGGCGGAACTGTCTGTGTAATTTTAATAAAACTCGGCGGCATACCGGGTTGCCTACGGATCCAACTGATAATGGAGGGGTCGAGTGGGGCAGTGTATGGGAGGAATGGCGTACTGTAGCTGGGTTGGTTCATCTTAATCCCAGCATCAATATTCACCCGGCGGGGCTGCTGGTTATTGTCAGTCCAGTAAACGCAGTGATTGAGTACGAAGGCTGAGTGGATTGGATGGTACTTATCGAATCCAAGTCCGCCAGTTACCTGCGCATCAAGCAGCACAGTGTAGACCGTATCACTTGGGATATCATAACAAAACCACCCGTTATTGCCCTCCGGCGTCCATACCGCGTAAATAATTCTTTTATACGGGAAATCAGGCGCATGACCGAGACATATGGGTGGAGTCGTAATAGTTGGCGGCAGCGCATTGTTCACCTTCAATATCGTACTCCCGATGGACTGCAGATAATCCACCCTTCCCTGCTGAGTGTCCGTCGAGCCAGTGCGAAAATCCCTCATATTGACCCATGAGTTTTGACCCAGGAATATACTCCCTGAATCAGTATCCAACTGGCCATCCTTAAAAACTCTGCGGTCTATTTGTTGCATATTCCCTAACTTAGCTTTTGAGAAATCATTTCGTTAGGTTAATGTTTAATGGAAATCCTTGCGTGTCCACGTGAGGATTTTTAAGTTTTTATTGCGCCATTATAACTCTTAAGTATCGACTGACGAATATCTTCAAGTCCTATATTCGCAATCCTCGCACGAGTATACCTCCACTCTCTTGAAAATGCCTTTTCTGCCATCATAACTTCTCCGGGACTACTTTTACGCGCATCAACTTTCCATTGCCAGTCTATGTATGTTTGAATCATCTTAAATGCTTCTGAAGGAACTTTTGTAGCATTATCAGGGCACTCGCCATCATATAAATATTCAAGCACTACCTGTTGTGCGGGAAAATCTTCAGAGAATTGAATCTGATTTCTACCTTTAATATATTTGTATGAAGTGTTTACTAGTCCTGTGTTTAAGCCATAGAGCCTACCGAGGTTCTCGCCCAAAGAATCGGTGTTTTGAAATAAAAAGTACCCCGGGAATGAAGGGAAGTTATCAAATGTATCTGAACTATCCGTTAGCGTTCCGTACGGAATCGGTTGTCCCTGACTGTTAAGGTTCGATAAGTCATTTATTCCATTGCGCTGCGTTACAGGTTGCGCGAATTGTCCATTCTGAATTCCAACACCAACAATTGATTCAAAGTCACATGGAAGTGTTATGGCGTAGTATGAGTTGAGTGTGAGCAGTACTGACTTAGTTGTTTGAAAAGTATCCCATGTTTTTTCCCTCAAACATTCTGCAGCATATGACAAGAATTCCAAATACCAATGATTGGTCAGGCGCTTGTGTATCAGCGTCCTCATAACAATTTGATCAAGGCTTATTAATTTCATGCCATTAATTGTCCTGCTGTTCTAGTATCTTTTGTTCCCGGATCCACGATCTTATTTGGCGGCGGTTCGCCTCCGTAAAACCGCACAAATTCTGTCAGTAAATCATATTCCTGATCTGCTGCAATTGGCAAAATATCTGTGTCAGAATATTGATTAAAATCTAGCACTACCAACCTCATCGTAACAGTCGGAGTTAGTGTACCCCCAACCGTTAGATCCTTCGTATACTGGATTATCATTCCGTTTGGTATAGCGCCTATTCGTCCTGATAATGCATTCAGTAACGGCTGCGTTTTCAATAGTGCAAGATCACCCTGCTGTAATATTATAAATGATGCGCTCGGATCTCCTGTTGGAAATATTTCAAACAAACCAAGGTTCTTTCTTAGCTTGATAGGGTATACTGGCAATTTGGATGAACTCACGTTGTTGTACTTAACAACCGGGATATTATTATATTCACCAATCGCAGCTCCGCTTGGTATTTCTTCTCCCATCGAGTACGTTTCAAGCGCTTGCATCTTCAAAAACTTGTTAGCGATCTGGTTTATCGTCGTCATCAGATCCAAGATATGGACGTTCTGCGCGTCCGGGTTCTGACCACCTCCGAGCCATGTCTGGGCCTGTTCTGCTATGGAAATTCGTGTTGTCATGATTTAACAGGACTTGTAGCGTCCTGCGTTTCTTTTTGTTCTCCATACTGTACTAAATCCTGTTCCCTGGTATTCACTCCTGCTAATGTTATTGCAAGGTTCAGGATTTCATCAATATTTTTATCTGCCCACTCCATCTGCGTACTAAGCCCTTGGTTGTATATGATGACACCACCGGTTGTTGTGTACATGAAGTTTGGAATAGCAGGTCGTGACAGATACGCCAACTCCCCGGCTTGTGGCTGTTTTGGGTACAACTGCAGATTCCAATTAAGTATCGTTTCGCACACTGGCCACATTACAGATGGTGGTTTGATCTGAGAGTTGATACGCCCGGTCAACTCGTCGTCGTTCAAGCGCGGGCATGGACGGGTTAGGACTTGCCCATTCGGCGTCTGCACAATCATACTGATTCTTATTGCATCAAAATAATCCGATGGAACAGTGACTATGCCTGCTGGAGTAGTGACATTAGTGAAAGTGAATTTCTTTTTGAAAGGCGCCAGAGCGTCTGCTATACGTTGGCTTTTAGCGAATTCAAGATAGTAGGTATTGAACACCGCCATCTGACCCATATCGAGCCATTCGTCAATCTGCCCAGGAGGATAGTACGCCCCTTGCGATTTATTGATCAGCCCAAGGAAACGGTTGTGTATCTCCTGCAAATCCAATTTTTGGGTAGTTTGCGGGGTAAGTTACAATAAATCAGGAAGCTGCGCAATTATTTTAGGCGGATGCCTCGGTGCCCATCACGTACCGCTCACGGATGATGAGAATCGGCTCTCCATCTACACTGTACTCTTGCGCAAATTTCTTGGCAAAGCGCACCATTTCGCCTGAGTCGGGACCTGAGATCACGCGACCAACACCTTCAAGCCTTTTGCGGCGGTAGTGTTCAGGAACAATGATCAACCCGATCTGTTCCGTCGCGTCCACCACTGGAGAAATCATCACGTAATCGTTCATCATTTCCCAAGCGCCATCGTTGCGCCTCGCCAGCACCTGCTCGATATCGCAGAACCACAATGGCACACCGTCAACCATGATCTGATGCTGGTATTTTATCGAATCTCGGTCAGGCTGGTCGCGTGTCTCAGCGAGTACATCATAGCGTATCATAATCGTATCCCCCACAGCCAGGGCGCCCAACGCGAGGGTTTGCCCTGGTCCATTCCTTATCGCGCGAGGCAGGGACTCTACCTTCGCCGTGAGGGAAACTTTTTCTTCCGGATTAAATTTCGTCTCTATGAACAGATAGCGACCGTTCCCTATATCACGCCGATCAGCGAACTGCGTGTCGATGGAAATTATCAGGCGGTTGTGAGTGCACTGGATCATTTGATGAGTTTTTGTCTGAACGCAATAGCAATAGCGTGTGGCGTGGATTTGGCAGAGAGAATGCCTCTGATAATGCGCATGCGCGTAGCAATTGTTGGCTGAGAAGTTTTTTTCAGCCTCGCGATTTCAGATTGTTTTTTTCCATCAGCGAAATACTGCAGTATCTCCCTGTCTAATTTTTCCATGCGATAAAGATAAATAAATAAATTATAATAAAATATTTTTTTATTTCAAAGTTCAACATTATCTTCGTCCAATGAAACGAATGAAACACGATTGGGTTCTATGCAAAACGGAGAAACCCTCTGAAAAGAAAACGGCAGGAGGGCTGGTGCTATCGCCGGCTCACAGTCCAACCAAGGTCAGCGAAGTTGTGAAAGCTGGCCCAGACAGCGACTGCAAAGCGAAGGACAAAATCCTTCATCCCGCTGGCGCTGGCGTGCAGTATGAAATTGATGGCAAACTGTTTCTTTTGTTACGTGATCTTCCATCAGAAATATATGGAGTAGTATGACCCACCGCCCCATCCTCATACAATACCCAAGTCGCGGAAGACCGCAGAGATTCATGGATGGGCTGTTTTCAATATATGGCAACTGTGTAGATCCCAACCTCTTTCGAGTTAATGCAGTACTTGATATGGATGATCTGTCGCTAGGAACGTATAGACGCGAAATAGCAGAATATTGGGGGACAAATCCAGAAATAAAAGTGACGATGGATATCGGTTACAGTAAAAGCAAAGTCGATGCATTCAACCGCGTCCCCGCTGATTGGGATATTCTTGTCGCCTTTTCAGACGATATGGCCATGTGCGTAAAAGGCTGGGACCGCCTGATTATGGACTACATGCCTGAAGACCTTGATTGGTTTATACATTTCGTTGAGCGCGATTCAGCAGAGAGAGTATCTGTAATGTCTGTGATTGGGAGGGCCTACTACCAGCGCGATCATTACGTCTACCATCCATCGTATAAGTCGCTGTTCTGCGACAACGAGGCAACAGAGGTGGCTCGCTTAAGAGAACGCTATCTGTTTATTCCAACACCAATCTGCATTCATATGAATCCGGCTTATGGGCATTTGCCACGAGACGCCATGTTCGACGAGCAGCAGGAGATAGGATATTCAGAAGATAAATTAAATTACGAAAAACGCGAGGCAAATAATTTTGATTTATGAATGACGGTTTTAAGAAACAGGATGATATTATTTCGGTTATAAATAACCTTACTAAGTATAATGAGATCCGCGGTAATGACATGGTTAAAGCCGCTATTTCGAATCTGACTGAAATAGCTCACGATTTTGAAAGAGGCTGGTATTCTCACGTAGGAGCCGAAATTTTCGCTCAGAGAATCGGTCCTGGGAATAATGGTCTTATGAAATTTGAAACATCAGGTCAAAAATATAAAGCAACGATAATTGTAGCCATAGACAATCAATAATAATGCTTACTAACCCAATACTATCTATACTAATTCCGAGTACGCCCGACAGAAGACAGGCCTGCGATAGCCTGGTAGGAGAATTTCTTCGCCAGGCTATGCAGCTTACGGACGCCACCGAATTCCGTGGTTTTCTTTCGGGGAAGAAGGAGGATGGATCTACGATTGGAGGTTGGTATTCACCCAACATCAGCCTACATTATTATGAAGACGACCGGCAGATCAGCGTGGGGACAAAACGCGACCGCCTCTACCGCCTCGCATCTGGGTTGTACGCGGTTCAATGGGACAGCGATGATTGGGTTGCAGAAACCGCACTCGCACAGATTATGTACGCCCTTGAGAGTAGGCCTGATTGCGTGACTTACCAGGAGCACTGCGATATGGATGGGGTGATCAAGAAATCCAACCATTCACTGCGCTATCCTGATTGGGAAGGCGAAGGCGACCGAGAATTGGAGGATGGCTTTCATTTTCATCGCACACCTTTCTTTAAATCTGTGATTCGTAGAGACTATTGCTGCCACATTGGTGTTGCTGATATGCGCTTCGGCGAGGACCACGACTTCGCAAGACTTATCAGGCCAATGCTGAGAGAAGAGATCCACATTGATTCGGAAATTTATTTGTATAGACGTACATCAACAAATCACAACGAACGCTATGGAATCAAAGAAAACGCATAAACTAAAACATGATTTACAAATTGAAGGGGGACACCAGATTGGTAAAGGCGCCGATGGATTCTTTTTTGGATCGTTAAGCCCGGAACCAAATACTACAGCCAGACTAAATTTCAAAACCGGCTACGTGAGTATAGTTATGCCATCAGCGGATGAAAAATTTATAAACGAATATTTCGAAAAGTTATAATGGACCCGAACGTAATACACGCAAAAGTAACTGGAATAATCGCTCACGCTGAAGCTACTTATAACGCAATAAAATCTCGTAAAATGAAACAAACCCTCGTCGCCTCGTCATTAATCAGCCATATCGGCCACCAGGACAACACACTCCGCGTATGGTTTAAATCAGGAGAAGTGTGGGACTACCACGAGGTACCGCCCTCGATCTTCGACGCGATGTTGCAGGTTGACAGCGTAGGAAAATTTTTCCACGCAAATATTAAAGGCAAGTTTAAATCAACACGCGTCTGGCATGGATAGAATTCTACGTAAACCTACACACAATGAAACGATTCACACGAGAGACCGTTCTTAATTTCTGCTTCTCATTCGGAGCAGCCATTGTTATTTTTGGCGCTTGGGGTAAGATTGAACACCACTATTTTGCTGATACAGCTCTCACAGCCGGACTATTATCAGAGTGTGTCATCTTTCTGATTTATGCTTTCACGCCGCCGAAGGCTTCCGAGGTTGGAGGTGCACCATCGCAGCCGAATGATGAAGTGGTGAAAGAAATCCGCACAACCAACTCTATTCTTAACCGCATATATAAGTAATGGACCTCAATAACACGCGACCAATCATTCTCTCCTGCGGTAACGGACAGTGGTTCGCTAAAGGAGTGGAGCGGCTTGAACGTTCGCTGAACTTCGTGGGCTCTCCGATACCGTGGCATACATGGAAGAATGAGTATCCGCCCAACAGCCCCAGTCACGAACAGTTCCCGTACGCATTCAAGATCAGTGCCATCGACTGGGCTATAGAAGCAGGATACACTCACATTCTTTGGGTGGATGCAAGTTTTTGGGCCGTAAAATCACCGATGACGATATTTGATATCATTGATGAACAGGGGTTCTATTGCTTTAGGACAGGGTACAACTTGGGGCAGACAATCAGTGACAGTGTGCTGGCCACCTTACGCCTAACCCGCGACCAGGTAGCTGATGCCAACGAATGGGCCGGAGGGTTTCTCGGCTTTCGAATGGATAACCCTGATGGTGCACGGCTTTATCGTCTGTGGAAATCGTACGTTGAGAGTGGCCTGAGTAAGGGGAGCCGGAACCATGATGGCCAGTCGAGTGATCCACGTTTCTTGCATTTTCGCCAGGATCAGTCCTGCTTTTCGCTGGCAATGTATCAACTGGGGCTCACCAACAAATACAGCACAGAGGCTGTCGCCTACTGGCCGCAGCATAATCCGGAGGAAGTCATCTTTTTTTTACAGGGGATTTAAACCCGCGCTACCCCGGCGCACAAAATAAAAATATATGTATCAAGGAGCAGTAAATCCAGCACCAGTACAGGAAGCGTCTAACCCAATGTTAAAACAATTCGGGCAGAATTTGAGCGACTATCTCAGCACGCAGCAGTGCACTATCAACCGGATCCAGTCAAGGCTGCATGATATCCTCAATCTTCGTAAACCAGAACAAGTAGAGAAACCTAAAGATCCGGCCATCACTGATTTCGCGCAATTTTGCGAAGCCAGGTTGCAGGAGATATACGCCAACAATAGGATGCTCGATGAAATCGAAGCTCACTTACTCAAAATCATAGGGTGAAAAAATACGCAGTCATATCAACTACCAGCGATCCCCTATATAGTTTTTTTGTGCCGATAGCTGCGTGGTGTTGGGGGAAACTGGGGATCAGAACAATTTGTATCATCCCGGCTGTTATTAGTAAAGCCGCACATTTTGCGCTGATGAAGGCGCTCGAAATTAATAATTATGGCTGGTGTGCTACATTTATTGCGCCGGAAGATAAGCAGGCTACGTACGCGCAGGTTGGAAGACTATTCGCGGCAGCAGATGGCATCGTTGATCCAAACGACATCCTTATCACCTCCGACGCAGATATGATAGTGTTCAGAGACGTTTTTCCGGACGACGACTATATGAATATTCTCGGCGTAGATCTTGTACCGCAAAAGCAGTATCCAGTTTGCTATATTTCAGGACGCGTAAGCAGGTGGCGCGAGGCGATGAAGATCAAGGGGCGCACGCTGCAGGAATGCCTTGACGCAGAGTTGGGACCAATAGAATGCGAAAACTTTAGGGGCCATCAATGGTCTTTTGATCAATCGCTCCTGTACCGACAGCTATCGTTTGATCAGCCGATAGCGTTTCAAAACCGCGCCCGACCCGGCACTCAATTCGCCATGAACAGGGCAGATCGTGACGACGTGAACTGGCGCAGTTACTGTGGCCCAACGTTGCTAGACGCGCACCTTTGGCGGCCAGGATATGAGGAACCAGCGTTCAGCAACATCGTAGAGCTGCTGACAATACAATATCCGGATGAAGATTTTGAATGGTTGTTTGAATATCACACTAAATACAAAGAACTATTATGAACATCGAAGAAGGCGAATTTTATATAATGAAATTAGAGGCATCTAACACTGCGACAGTATTTAAAGCTCATTACACGAAAGATAATTCTGTTATACTGATTCCGTTATATAGTAAAAAAGCTAAAATAAATACCGAAACTGGTGACATAGAATTAGATACTTTAGCAAAACAGCAAAAGCGGTTATCATTCTTAATACAACGTGTCCCTGATCTAAAGCCCATCGAACCATGAAAATCCTCTTCACCGTCCTTTGTGCCGAATGGCTGCAGCATCCGCTTCTGGCTGATGGGATCAGGGAGACGTGGGGCAAAGACAACCCCGATGTCTATTACCTCTGGGGCAACAACCACAAAAACATCCAGCCAGGCGACTGGGTGTGGTGGAGGCCGGAAGGATACGGCGCTATGCTGTGGAAGTTTCTTGACTTTTTGACCGAGCACTCATCAGAAGACTTTGACTATGTGATGAAAACAAACACTGGCGCGTATGTGGATATTCCGGCACTGTACCGTTTCCTGGAGCCACTCCCACGCCACAGTCTTTATTGCGGCGCCATCGGCCACTACAAAAATGAGCCGTATAACACCGTGAACATGACGTACGTTTCAGGAGCTGGAACAATCATTTCCCGCGACCTGGTGGACCTGATGATCGGGGATGATAGGAAAGACTTTGGTTTCGAACATATCGACGACGTAGCTGTTGGTCAGTGGATGCAGGCGCATGGGATCACGCCGACCAAGGGGCAACGTGCCATAGAGCTACAGGAAAAATCGTACCACTACTACCTTCGCTCTCACGATGGCGAGCGGGAGAAAGACATTGAAAAAATGCATATACTACATGAGCAAAGAAAAACCACAGACAGCAGAAGAGTTGTTTGAGTACTACGTCAAGAGTAACAACGACATTTGCCAGCACATAGCAACACTCCGTGCGTATGCGCATGGGTTAGATATTGTGGTTGAGCTCGGTGTTAGGTCCATCGTCAGTACCTGGGCGCTCCTGCTGGGCTTGCCCAAGCGCCTGATCTCGGTTGACATGGCTCACCCTTCGCAGTACAAAGATCACGACCCAATGGGAGGCAACCTGGATCTAGTGTATTCAGAATCGAAGCGGCTGGGGGTTCAATATGAATTCCTCTGCACCAACTCAGTCACAGCGCCAATTCCGGAGTGCGACATGATCTTTTTCGACACGGTTCACACGCGCGAACACCTTAGCGCTGAACTGGCAGCGCATGGGACCAAGGCAACGCGCTACCTTGCGTTCCACGATACCGAAACGTTCAAAGGAGAGTTGATGGGCCCGATTACAGACTTCCTTAATGCGCACCAGGACTGGCAAATAGACCGGCACTATGAAAATAATAATGGATTAACAATACTAAAACGAATATAATGAAGCATATGCGAAAACAGAAGAAGCGATTATTTGAAACTAAACCACATAGGTTGCCGCTGGCGAGTAATTTATCGCTGCCAGAACCGACAGATGCGCAAAAAGAAATACTCAAAAGTATCGAAAGACACTTCAACCGTAAACATGCTTGACATCAACAACCTGGTACAGTGGCAAGTCGTGGATCCAGTCAGTGGCATCGTTTTCCCCTGGTGGACACAAGGAATGCTGGACCGCCTACAACAATGGCGCGACGACACCGAAGCGCCGCTGCATGCGCTGACCGTTCTTGAATTCGGTGGTGGCTGGTCAACAGCATGGCTCGCCGCCCACTGCGCTCACGTATACACGATAGAAACTAATGGATTCTGGCTGCATAATATCCGCGAGTGGCTCGTCGCAAATAATCTTGATCATAAGGCGACCTTGATATGGAGAGAAATAAACGAAGGAGACCAGAACCGCGCCGCCGAATACCTGACAATTCCACCATTATGCGACCCTGATATTATATGTGTGGACGGAATTCTGCGTGATAACTGCTTGGAACTGGCGGTTGCCTTGGCTCGGACGCGGCCCCGCATAGTTATCGCCGATAACTGGCAACAGTCGTATGTGTGGATGAGTTCGGCTGCTGAAGCGCTCATGCGCCCCTACCAATCGGAGATTTTCGAGCAACAAGGCCACACCGACAACGACGGCATCAATAAATGGAAAACAGCAATATTTTATTTATGAAACGGACCCAAGTACAGCAGGCTATGTTCGGAACCCGGCTCAAGGAATTGCCGGATCCGCCACCACCCCGCAAACACCGCGTCAGAAATGAACCTGTGTATGTCCCAGATCCGCCGCGAAAGATCCAGAGGCCGCCAGCTAAGTACGACAATCAATCACCATACGACAAATACAATTTATGATCGAAAATTTCATGCCCAGAGAACAGATTCAGCAGGTGGCGGAGCAAGCGATAGCCGAAAAAGCGTCCGCGATAAAGATGATGGTGATCGGTGCGATAGTGGCTGAGTACGGGCTGCTTCTCTTAGGAGATCAGAGGCACGAGCTAAAGGCTCGAACGAACACCGCTCTGGCGGCCTGTCGCTCAGTCCAGTCCTGCCTCTTAACCCATCCGCGTTCCACGCCTGAAATTCAGGAGCTGCTCAAACGGGAGTTTCTGAAGGATTCGTACGTATTGATTGCCGACCTTTTGACGGCGGTTTGGACGCTGAGAGAGGAAGATCTGATCGTGATCATTGAGGAAATTCGCAAGCATACGGAACCCGAACCAGCCACCGAACCCGAAAACATCAACGTCGAATGAAGCCTGAAAGTCTGACAGTGTGGTGTTTAATTGATCCACGTCGCGAGAGCGTGGTAGTGAAACATCTGCAGGATCAGGGCGTCAAGGGCTACAATATCAACACAGTCGCGCCAATTTACCGTGAAACAATCGTCGGCAGTATCAACGCCTCGCACAAAGAAATTGTGCAACGCTGTCTGGATATGGAACTTCCTTATGCCTGCGTTTGCGAGCAAGATGCGTATTTCCCCGCCCCCGACGGCCTCGCGCAGTGGTGCAAACATATCGAACCAGCCGGCTTCAGCTTGCAACTGGCCGGAGCTTATAATATACCGAATATGGAGCGCTTGCGTGAACTTAAACAAACAATGCCCGAACACGACTTCCTACAGATCAGCTATATGTCCGGTCCCGAAGGTTTCCACGCGTATATTCTTTTCAAATGGGCATATAAACAATTTCTCGCGCTGCCAGACGATGAACATATTGATATTGCCGCAGTTGCCGGCCTTTCCTGTAGCGTGATCTACCCTATGTGTGCCATCCAGCTTGCGGGCTATTCCTCCACCGCCGGCAGATGGACCGACAAAAATGTTACCCTAGACCAACGTGATGTGTATGGGGAAATTCCGAAAGCAAAATCACCACAATAAAATAAGTTATGGAACAAGATGGACAGGTCATTTTAAATATAATCAGAGATGTTTGTATAGCCGGCGATATAGATTTTAATGCGGCAACATTTCACCCATCATTTAATGGGATGATAGTAGAAGATCAATACCAGTGCAACATTACTATTACGTCGCTTAAATTAAGATCTCAAATAAGGGAATCTTATATTTCAGAAGATAAAAACGAGGCTATTGTGAAAACATCTTATAGGATGCTTGCCAGAATTATGGAGATATCTCTTAACTATGTTCATAAATCACTCAATCCGTTTGCAGAATCGCGACCATGAACCTCGCTTGCCTGATCCACCAACCACCTTCTCCACTTGAGCCCATTCCCATATACCCTGTTCTGTCCATACCACTCCGCCATCGCTATCACCGCTGCACGAGCCCGCTCCCTCCATCCCATCTCCAGTGGTAATCCACCAACCTGCAGCACACCAGCGAATGCAATATAGACTCGGTAGCCTTCCACCATACTCCACGCTATCCGGCTATCCAGCTCCGCCATCCCAGCCCCCCTCAGCACTTCGCCTAAATAATTCGGAAACGCCACCTGGGCAATATAGAACCTGCCCTGATCCTGGAAGGTGATGAAAGGAGAGAGTTTGCCGAAGTTCTGCGGCTCTGTCATAAGCTGAGGATTAATTGTTGTAACTCGCCACTGAGTTCAATTACAGGTAAGTTACTGATTATCCCAGCTTGTATATTCATCAATTGTTCATCAGTAGGCATCTCACCAACCTCCATTTTATATTGCCTTCTCGCCCTAAGAAAAGCAAATGGATTTTTTGGTTTAAAGTGTTCTTGTATTTTCGCCGGTGATAGTTTGCTGATGTTTTCCATCACCTTCATAAAATCACTCTGCCTCTCAGGATCGAGTATCTGCTCAAGTGCCTCGTCCTGCTTCGCGGTTGTCGGCCACTGCGCCGGTTCTTCTATAACGCTCTCGGGTATGCGCTCTCCGATAAATTCAGGCCTCGCATAATAAGTTTGTCCATCAACAATAGTCGCAACAATTCTGCCTACTTTCGCCGCTCCCTGCACTTCTCTCACACACTTCCACAACACCTCTCTACTTATCGAATGCTTCCTCATCAACCGTCTCACCGATGCGGCAGATATCTTCGACCCATTGGCTAACTCGGCGCTTATCTCGCGCCTTAATTCTTCTTTCATATATTTTGATTATAGGATTAAGCAGCACCATTATAAAACCAGCAATATAAACGCATAGAATCCCGTTGATACCGACCTCGATGAAACAGTACGCTGCCACCGCTGATGCAAATAGATAGGCTATGATGGTGAGTATGCTGATTCGCATGATTAAAGGTACACACTTTTCAATATAACGGCAATATGCAACCGAATAATTTATTTTTGTTCCACGTGAAACATTAACCAGTAGTGTATAGGTATCTTCCTGGTATCATACCTCTCACTCAGGGGGTCGTCTCGCGTTTGGGAAATGGCTTTGGGCGACCCCATGGCCTCGAAAAAACGCAAAAGCAGCCTTGGAACGCGCGGATCATAGACGCGACAAAGGAGGGGCGATGCCAGACAAAGTCATTCCCGATTTCGTCTTATAACTTATCTTATGTTAAATAGACTTATAATCGCTTGATTTTCAGCCCCTCCCCTACCCCACCATAATTGCGTGGAATATTTTATTTTGTCCTTACATCAATTAAAGAGTGCGATTATTGTCATAACTCATTGATAAACTCGCGGAATGTCAGTAAATTACAGCCCATGCCAACCACATTAGAGCATGTCAGCGCTTACCAGAAGGTTATTAGAAGGCAAATAACCAGAATACAACCATTTGATTGGCAAATATTATTCACGCTCCACGAGCTTGCAAAGCCTTCTAGCTTAAAGGGTGTTTTAGAATATTATACAACGAATTTTCACAAAGCCTATAATTCACGCTATTATGACAGCTTTAAAAGGCTCGAACAATCTGGTTTAATTAATGAAACAAAAGCCAAACATGGATGGGGAAGGCGTTGGCGGATCAATAATAAAGGCAGAATTGCGCTCAATAACCTAAATATTGCTGCTGCTAGGCTTTTAAAATCTTCTGAATCAACTCCTGCCATTGCTCAAAAGTCTCCACAATGAAATAAGGAATACCAGCCAACTTACATTTAGCCTGAAAGCTCTGTTGTTCCGGGCTTTGTGTTTCTCCTGGCAGTTTAAATTCAAAACAATTAAGCGGGTAAATGAGTAGAAGATCGCAGACACCTGGTATCAACCCCATTGCTCTTAGCCTACTAACTCTCTGCATCCATTGTTTCTTTGTTTCGTATGGAAGTTTCGGAACCTCATTATTAACCATGAATAGCAGTCCGCGAATTTGTGGATATTCATTGTGCGCGTGTAAAAAACAATCGGATTGGAGCCTGGCTTCACTTATTAACGAACTCGCCATATAAAGCCAAATTTTCTATTTTTTGGATCAGCACGCCATATATAAAATCGTCATTCGGGCGGTGAAATGATTAACCTTGGTGGATCCGTTGGATATTTTAGGTCATCAGCGCATTTCCATCTAAGCCAGGTCATCATTAGTTTAATATACGTTAATTCGTCGCGGACAGCCTCTTTTACGTGCATTATATCCCAGGCCTCTTCAGCGGAATATCTGCAAGCATTATAAGGTCTTGTTGTTGGTGCTGGCAGGTGAATACCGTTTAACTCAGCTTCCCAATCTGCGGGCAATGGTTCATTAACTATTTGAAGTATTTAGCTTTGTCTGACTGGCATAAACGCTGATTTATTGATGGGATGCTGATTAATAGATTATTTTCTGAGCAATAAATAGTGGTGTTATAACAACTGAATCCGGCATTTTATTTATCTGTTTTAATTTATCAATTGCTATTTCCGGGCTTTCAGCATACACGGCAAATGTGGTCTTAAATGATGGGTATATTACCTCAATTAATACTATTTGCTGACCGAACAGCCATTTTTCTATTTCTTTAGTTTTAGATTCACGTGGCATAAGTAAATTATTAGTGATTGCGTAATATTCGCTATATTAGGTATTATTTCCAAAACTATTTTTATATAATCGTCCCTATTTGATGAAAATAGGCCTTATAACTAAAAAACTAGTTACTACAATAAGAAAAACTGAAAACGTAAAGCGTTGATAATTAGTATGTATTTGTGTAGTAACTAATTTCCATATAGGGATACAACTTGATACGTATTTTGAATATACCGGTATATTAGCTATATAACGGTATATTGTTAGTTATACCTATGTTGTAGCGCTCTATAGTAGATTAGTAATACAGTTACTACAAAGTGGTTAGAATGCAGTCTGGGTAATTGTTTGAGGTGTAGTAAGAGAAAATAAAATGTAGTAACTACATTTAACAGTGAAGAGATAGTGCGTTGGTAATCAATCAGTTAGTGTAGTAAGACATATAGAACGTTGATATTAAACTAATTATATATTAAGAAAAGATTATATGGGTTGATGGAGAAATATTTGGTAAATACGCTTAATGATATTATCTTAGCACCATGAAGGTTACGAAATACCCAAAAATCAAAGAGTTGCCGCCTGGTTCAATGACAGTAAGACTATATGCTGCCAGTGTGGGAGTAGCGCACGCGTACGTATATGTAAAATATGACCGGCTAATAAAGAAAGCTAAGGACACAAACAGCGAAATTGATACAGCGTACCGGATATATAATTACCAAGGTATCAATTTCGTGGTGCCGCAAACTGTACCCGCGTAGAAATACTCTATTTTAAAAATACTTGCAGATTTATTTGGATTGTGTGATAAATGATATTATCTTTACTCTGTCATTAGTTATTTAATTCATCGTTTTTAAAAATATATACAATAAACAAAGAACAGTTTACACCGGGAGGAATTAATACTATATTTTCCCGTATTATAGGTTTGCCTGCTAAACCTTTAAAAATCAAAAAAGAGAAAAGGACAAGAATAGCTATTCA